TCATTTATCCTTGAGGGCTTTGGCCTCGCCGAATTTCGACCAGGCATAGGACAGATTGTTGTCTCCGGGGAGGTCGGGATTTTGAGCCGGGATATATTTGACGGTCACGCCGACTTGCAGGTTGCCGAGTTCGCCGCGGCGCTCACCGAATGGCGGCACGGGAATGCTCGCGCAGGAGGTGAGTAAAGCCATCGCTAGGCAGGCGAAGGCGATGAGAAGCAAACCGGCAGTGATCCGTGCCGGAGTCATTTCCCTTTGCGGAAAAAATTGATGAGGCCCACAGCCCCAAGCCCCACCGCCACGATGTGGTTTTGAAGGGCCGGGTCGAGAACTACCCCAAGGCTGGTCGCGATCAATATCGCCCCCCTCCATGTGGAGTTCTCGGAGAGCCGGGCGAGGAGGTAATCGATGGTTTTCATTGGTATCAGTCAAAACTATGAAGGCAATTTAGTCAAAGGTATTTACTCTTCGGAAGTGGCGTTTTCGTAGAGGCCATATACCGGTTTGACCATGTTGAGCAGGACGGCGGGAGCGGCCATCGTCGGGTTGACGGCAAGCATTCTGGCGATGCTCACCCACTCCTTGAGAAGCGCGTCGGGATCATCGAATGCCAAGATGTCATCGGCGTTTTTCAAAGCGCGGATTCCGGTCTGCGAGATGGTGAGGAGAGGGTTTTGTGTTGGCGTGAAAAATCCTGCGCCGGTCAATTGTGAGAACACGGAATCCAGCATGGTTCCAAGGAACAGATAGCCTTGGACGGGAGCCAACAAAAGCGCCCGCGCCCATCCTCCCGGCGACCAGATTTCTTCGTCGTCGTCATCGGTGAAAGCGTCCCGATAAGCCGAGGCGACCACATGGGAAAGGACGGCCATGAGTTCTATGGACACTAATCGGCGGATGTGCGTCCACTTGTCTCCGTGACCGGTGGCTAGGCCGCGAATCGAATCGGCCATGATGGACGCTTTGAGCCGTGGGTCGGACATGAAAAGGAAAAATGCTTTTTGATAAATGTTGCCGCTGTTTTCCATATTGCTCTTCTGCCCGAAGCTGACCGGCTGCGCGAACCGATAGATCGCTGCGGCGGCGGCATCCAATGCGGTTTCGCGGGCAAGGTTTTCCGGCATTCCGGATTCGAGTGCCTGGTTCAGATTTGCTCGGTAGACAATCGCCGCCGAGAAGCTGGTCGTCGCGGAGTCCATCCAATTGATCGCGGACATGGCCACTTCGGAAACCTTTGCTGCTTTGCCGGGGCGTCCTCCGTATTTTTCAAAAAGGAACCTTGCTTCCGCTGTTGCGCCACCGCGCAGGCGGGTTTGCAAGGCATCGCTCTCAAAGACCGTCTTGATGTCTTGGATCAATTGATCCGGGGACTGCATGGCTGAAATGATTTGCTTGGTATCAAGCGCCAACGCAAAGCGGACGGCGTTGTCCAATTGCATCGCCAGCGTTTTGAGGTTGAATCCGAGCGATGCCACGGACTGCCCGCCGATCACCGCACCGAGGATATTGTTCACCCATGCGGCTTCGCGGGCTTGGTTTCCGCCCCGTTGCTCCATCTGGGTCGCCCAAAGCTCGGCGGTCTTGAGAACTGCCTGCCCATGCTTTTGTTTGATGGATTTGCGAACCTCCGGGTTGGTGATGAGCGAGCGAAATTCCCGAGCCAGCTCGGCAAAATTCACCCAATGGGATTGGGCGAGGATATGCTGCTGCATGACGCTCAAGGCATCTTCCGAAGCGATCTCCGCCGAGTGTGAGACACGCGACTTGGCAAACCCTGGAGTCGTGCCGGTGGCAACCGGCGAGCCGTCGAGGCCGACATCCTTCACATCATTGGAGTGGTTGAACCGGGTCGGCGCGTAGTTTTTCGCCTGCGGCATATTCATTCCAAACATCCGGGCATAGACCGGATTTGTGACAGCGTAGCCTTTCCCATAAAGCTCCTGCGCGTGGGTGAGCATGCCTTGAGACACGGGGTCTGAGGTCAGCTCGCGGAGATCGACAAGGCTGTCCTCGGTCCACCCCTCGCGCATCATCTTGTCGCGCACATCGGGTTGGTTCCATGAAAGCAAAAGCTGGATCGCCTTGCCACGGGTCATCGGGAGCCGCACTTCCTTGCCCGGGTAAACCACCTGCTTGAGAGTGATGTTCTCCTTGCGCGTGTCGGCGGGAAGGTCCGCAAGTTCGTCGGCAAGGTTTCTGACATCAGTATCAGTCAAATCGCCGCGGTCTATTTCCCCGCGCACAATCTTTTCGGCCTGCTCAATGGTGAGCTTGGTGTTTTTGACTTTGCGGCCATCAAGGTAGCGAACCGCGCTTGGAACCTCCGCCTTGAGGGAGAGAAGGGCTTTCCCGGTGGTAGTCCCAGCGGCCTTGGCTGCGTCGCGCAGGGCATTGAGGATTCCCTCGCGTTGGTCGATCTCGGTTTTTTGTGCAGCGACATCGGCTTTGCGAAGCCGGTTTGCAAAATCCGCAGCGATCTCTGGCGGAAGCAGGGCGTTGACGAACTGCTCGAAACTGGCGTGATCAAGAAGCAAGTTGTTCGCCCAATCCGCCATGCGTTCCTTGAGGGTGCGGTTGCGGAATCTATCTTGTGCCGTTGCTCCTCCAAGCCATTCCACGGTCTTGCGCGAGCGTTCCCGGTTCTCGGCGATCCGAGCCTCCTCCTTGATTCTCCACGATTCGCGGCCCGCCTTGAGTTGGTCGCGGAACCATTGATATGCCTGCGCGAGCGTTTCGGAATTACGATTGTCGAGATCACCAAAGGTATTGAGGATTCCCCACTCCTCGACCAAGGCGGAATTGTCATCGGAGGACTGCATGGATTGCTCTAGTTGGAGCATTCGCTCGGCCACGGCATCCTCGTCCATGAGCGTGGCGCGTTGCACCATGTCGGCGAGTTTTTGGGTTTCTGGTCCCAGCGTGGATTTGCGGACATTGTTGTCACCGGCTTTCGGGCGCGACTTTTTGACGAGGTCGAGGATCGCGGTGCGGTATTCGCGGGCGAGAACCTTTTCGAGTTCGATGTCGATCTTCTTGATGCGGTCGCGGAAGAAGTCGGCGAGGGCTTTGTCGGCTCGCTTGCTGGCGAGGTTTTCCTTGGCCGTGTAGCCGGGAGGGAGCGAGACTTGCTTGCCTGCCTGGCCGATGTTCTGGCCTTCCTTCATCCATGCCGAGATGATTGCTCCGGTCATGTTTTTGGCCTCGGAGACTTTCACCCCGTCTTTGAAGACATCCATCGGCGCGATGTTGGCGAGTTTCGTGTAGCCGCCCACGCGACCGCGCACCTCGGGCGGCAGAGTGGAGAGGATCGCGTCGAGTTCGCCCAGCCCTTGCAGGAGTTGGGTGCGGCGGATTTGCGTCTCGTCGGAGCCGGTGTCGGCCATCGCGCCGAGTTCATCGGAATTCCAAGCCATGAGCTTGGAGAATTTCTGCTTCGCCCGCTCATAGACCTTGAGTCGCTCGTCCGGGCCTCGGTTCATGCCGCCGAGCGCGGCGTTTACTCGGTCGATCTCGCGCTGGCTTGCGATGGAGTAGCTGGAGGTTTCGGTTTCTTGGCGGAAGCGAGCTATCTCCGAAGCAAGCGGTTCGCCGTTTTCGTCGGTTTTGACGGTTACGGATTCGGGGTTGACGGATCGATTGACAACATCGGCCTCTGTGCGTAGTTTTTTGTTGCCCGCCTTGCTTCCCTCCCTCGGCAATTGCAGCCGAGCTGACCGGAAGTATGCGCGGGCTTTTCCTTGATTAGCATAAAGAATCAACCCGTCTTTAATCCAATTTTCAATTTGCGACGCTGGACGATCATGCAAGCTGACAATAAGGTTTGCTGGTTTACGAGGCGCTGGCCTATCTAAATGAATGGCGGCAACAACATTTTTTCCCTGATGTCGAATATCCGTTAAAATTGTTACAGAATTAGGTTCTGTTGCTGAATTAAAAACAAAAATTGGATCACGCAATGCAGATGGAATTTGCTCAACCATTTCGCGGGTAAGCGTGTGTTTTTTTACAGTTACCTTTTGAATCACCGATGGAGGCATAACCATTGGAGCATCAGACACTCCAACAGCGCGAAGCACTGATGGCACGCGGCCTATCCTTAATGGTTCGCGTTGATTTGGATTTGAGTAATAATCTTCGACTGTCTTCTTCCATGCCGCATCTTCTGCAAGCACCTCCCAATTTCCACCCCATTGCATGAATTCCGGCGACTGCGCCAACGCCTGCTCCTCTGGCTTGAGGTTGCTGGGTTTCCCATTGGGAGCGATGCCGATGCTGTAGTTGATGTCCGCGCTTCTTGGATTGAACCTCTGCGAGAGCGGGATCACATTGCCGTTCTCGTCGTAGGTGACCGGGTCAATCAGCTTGCGGTTGTTTTTCGTGTTTTTGTAGGCGTAGTCCTTGCCGTCATCCTTGCCCCATTCGCGAATATCGTTCCCATCCCAGAAGAGATTTTCAGCCGGAACAGATTCCTTGATAATTCGATATTCACCTTCACCAAAACGAGCCTCTCCGTGATCTACAGCGTAGGTTTTTGATGGAGTCACCCAATCGCGGTTCTCCAACTTAGTGCCTTTGATGTCATTCGGGACCGCTCGGAAAACTGTGACCAGTGCTTTTTTACCTTGCTGGATTTCATCCATAGCGGCACGGATTGCCTTAAATGCCTCCATTCCAGCCTTGTCTTGATAGGAGTAATATCGCGGCCCAACACGGGGGTCGAAATAATCGTCCGGCTGAATATGAACACCTCGCGCAACTTGAACAAGCGAAGCGTCAGCGTCTCCATTCTTTACCTCTTCATCCGATCCTGCGGCGGATGGCGCTGTGTGTGAATCTCTAAAATCTCCATGAGGCAAATACCCCGCCGAATTCGCCGCATCGTCCACCATCTTTTGGACGGTCTCCATGTCACCACGCTCAACGGCTGCGAGGTAGTCGGCGTCCTGTTTTTTTCCAATGCTATAGTTGGTATCAGTCGAAACTGTTTGAGCGAGAGCTTCTGAGGCTGGGATGCGGTTGCCGTTTTCCTCGGTGATCTTGATGAGGTTTTCGTCGAAAACCACATAGTTGTGGGTTCCTTGGCCTTCAGAGCGACTCCCTTGGTCAAGGTAGCGGATTCCAGGAATTCCAAGACGCAGTAAAAACTCACTTTTCTGTTTTGCTGCATCATCTTTGAGATTAGCCCCATAAAATGAATCGGCTTTCCATGTTTTCATGGACTCCCAAAGCTCTTTGTCATCGGCCCATTTCTCAAGTATGCCGCGCACCTTCTCGCTCTGCTCGCTTAGCGTCTTGTCCCAATCCAGCAAGTCAGCGTCGTCCACATCGAGTTCGACGGTGTAGAGGTTCCCCATATTGCCTTTTGCAATTTCGTTTGTTTTAGAAATTGCGTTTTCTACTTCCGCATAATTCTCGTCGCTGAAGTATTTATTGCCACGGGATTTTTCAAACTCACGGGCTGACTTAATCTTGGCTAAAAGCTGTTCTTTAGTTTTAGCTCCGTCGGCAAAATATTGACTTGCGTGTCCCCATATTTGATTCCCAGTTTCGGTCCGCTTCTGCATGGCGGAGATGCCATCAAGAATTAAAGTGTCGCTGGTAAGACGGTTGCGGTATTCCTCGGCGACTTTTCGGTTTTTAGCAAAATACAGCCCCCAGCCATAAACTTGTGCGCCTTCTCCAGTGCCTACCTTCTTAATACTGAACCGGTCCACTTTATGCGGGGTGCCGTGGAATGCGCCGATGCTGTAGTTCGCAGGGCCGGTGATCGTGGCGTTGCTGGCTCGGATGGAGGGAGTATCATTTGATACCGCACTGGCGCGGGAGCCGATGGAGAAGTCCATGAGCATCTGCCCACCGTTGGTCAAAATATCCCCAACTACCCGTTCCCGGGTGGTGTCCACCATGGTCTGCTGGTTGAGGCCCACGGATTCGGCGAGGAAGGCTTCGTAATCACCAGGAAGGATTCCCTGCTTGAAAGCGCCACGGAGTGCCACGGCCCGCTGGAGGACTTCTTTGAAGACTTTTAGCATTCGCTTGATGTAGTCCACAAAGGAGGCTGGCAGGTTTGTTTCCTCCTCGGCGTTGATTTTGCCGTCCTCGTAGGCGCGTTGGACACGCGCAAGGGACTCGACGATGTCGTTTTCGTTGTCGCGAACGAGGCCGGGGAACTTGTCGGGCAGGGCGGTTTCGGTGGCGTCGAGCCAACCGCGCAGGGTTTCGAGCGTGACCGAGCCTTTCATCAGCGCCTTGCGGACGGCGACATGGTGAATCTCTTCGCGGGCATCTTCGGGGCGGCTATTTTGGTTGAGCGTGATGACGCCACGGAAAACCATTTCCCCGAGGTCTTCGACGGTGGCCTCTCCGAGGATGTTGATCTGGTCGTAAGGCGTGTCCTTGTATAGGGAGGTGGCGATGCGGCGGTGGAGTTCCTCGATCTGCGCGACATTTCCGGCGGCTTGGAGTTGCTCCAGTTTTTGCTGAGCGGTGGTTGTGTCGGACTCAATGGCGACATTGGTGGGGTCTTCCGAAAGCCATTGGTCGCGGACTTCGGTGACAATGGAAATGTCTGATTGCAAATCATTTGCAACAACCCGGCGCGTCTGCTCGATCAGCGCGATGTCGGCGGCGTCGGAATCATTGGTTCGGTAGAGGACGGTGCCATCCGGGCGCTCGATGATGTGGGTGAGTGTGCCGTCTTGGTTCTGCTCGATGCGGCGGACGGGAAGTTCGGGGTTTTGCTGGGTGGAGCGTGCGGCTCCCAGTTGGGCGGCTCGCTTGGCGATGCCCGCCTGGATGTCCTCCGGGGTGCGCTTGTCCCATGCCTCGCGGAATTTGGAGGTGGCGGCATCGGGGTCTTGCTCGGCGGCGATGTCCTGCGCGGCCTCGCCGGTGATGCCGACCATTTCAAGTTCGCCCAGCGAGCGTTCGTATTGGCCGTTGCGCTTGAGTTCGCGGAAGCTGCTGGCTCCGGTGCCGATGAGTCCCGCCCAGAGCATGGAGTAGAAAATGTCTGGCATCTGATCGACGTAAGCACCCCATGCCTTCCCGGCGTCGAACTCCGGCATATCCTCGCGGATGGCGGCGGCGATCTGGTCGGCGAGGACCGGCATAGCCTCCTGCACGAATTCCTGCCCGGTCTGGTAGGCGACATTGGCCCCGTATCCGATGGCAAGGCGTGCAGCGATGGGAATACGGACATCGGTCATCTTCCGCATGAGGGCGTTGAGGGCGGGAGACCGTCCGATGAGGGCGTTGGCTTGAAAGCGCTCGATGAACGCCTGCGGGCCGGCGATGGCGGCTGAAATGGTCAGCGCGGCATCGGGGTCCATGTCCTGATAGGCATCGAGCATTCGGAGGTAGTTGCTGTTCGTGAGTGCGCCCATCACTGCGGGCAGGCCGACGTAGGGAACCGCCGCTATTGCCATGTAGGGGAGTGATTGCGAAATGGTATAGGCACCCTGCACGATTTCTCCCATGACGCCGTCCATCTCGGTCTTGATGGGGTCGATGGTGCCATCGGCGATCTGGCGGATTTCGCGCAGCGCCTTGAGTTCGGAGAGGCGTTGCTCGTTCTGGGCGATGAGTTCGGTTTTTTGCTCCTCGGTGAGCGGGGTGGCATCGGCGGGAACGCCCTCGTTGAGCGGAGCGCCCTGCTCTGCTGCTCCGAGTTGGATAAACTCATCGGCGCGTCGGACCATGTTGTTCGGCGCGGAGTAGACCATCTCTCCAGAGCGGAGGCGGCGGAGGTTTTCGCGGGCGTTGCGATCCTCGGCGACCATCGCCATGTCATCGTAGATGTTCACCCCGCCTCGGGCGATCCCCTCGCCCACCTTTTCAAAGAATCCCTTGCCCATACCAGCCCCCTCGGCCTCGGCGGCATAGTAGAGCGTGGAGTAGATGTCTTGGCGTTGCTGCGGGTCGAGCTTTGCAAATTCCTTGGAGAGGTTCTCGACATCGGCGCGGTCGGCGGGCGGGAGGCCCGCAGCATCCTCCGGGCGAGTGAACGCGAGGAGGGTGTCGAAGGCACGTTTGGATTCCGGCGCAAGGTCGCGCATCATTGTCTCGGTGCGTGCTTGGAGCTTTACTGCACGGTCAAGCATGGCGGCTTCCCAGCCATCGGGTAGCGTGGCGAGCTTGTCAGCATGGCGGTCCTTCCAGTCTTGGAACAGGAACCACGAATCGGTCTCATCAAGGGTCTTTCCTTCGGCGACATTGGAAAACATCCCTTTGGCCAATGAACCAGGGAGTTCGCGTAGGGCGTCCTCGGTGGCCTTGCGGGCGGTGAGCGAATCGCGGATGAGGTTGAAGGTCTCGGTCTCGGAAAGTCCGGATTTGCCAAAGGTTTTTTGCAGATACTCGTCGCGGTAAGTCGGGTAGTAGCGGCCCTGCTGGTCTGGAGTCTGCTGGAACTGATTTGCGATATATCGGCGGTTGGCTACTTCCAAGCGGTCCTCGTCTTTTTCAAACACATGGCCTGCGCCATTCTCCTTCCACCATCCATCAAGGTCGGTATAGGCGCGTTCGGCCTGCTCCTGCTCTGCCCGGAACTGGTCGGCTTTTTTGGCTTTCGCCCAATCCATGAGGGCGGTGTTGCGGGATTCACGCTCGGCCTCGGGAGCGGATTCGCGCTCGGCCCAATAACGTGATGCTGTCTCGTCGTCGATGAGGTTGGTCATGTGGAAAAAACTCTGGAATGGGCCTGCCTCCAACCCGTGTCGTCGAGCGGGAACTGGCGTCCTGTCTCATGGCGAGCCATGGCCTTGGCCAACGGGATGGCGACTGCTGGGTCGGCCAACAGGGCAGGCGTCAAGACGGTGTCCGGCGAAATGCCAGCCTCGCGCTGGATCGTGGCGAGGTAGGAATCCACGGAATTCCCGCCGCTCCAGGTGCGGATCGCCTCGCGGAGGGGCTTGCCCAAGTATTGAGGGCGGTTGAGTTGGGCAAATTGGGCAGCGGCCCCATCCGTGGGCGTGCGGAACGAAGCAATCTTGTGGCCGCCTCCGATGGTGGATGATCCGGTGGATCCGTATTTGGAAGCTAGGCCGCTCGGGTAGATGCCCCCGGGGTTGTTGTGCCGGATCGTAGCCGGTGCGGATGCGCCTGCGGGCGCGGAGCGGAGGATTTCGTCGGGATCGGGAATTCCGGAAGGATTGGCTGGCGGCTTAGAGATCGATGGGATTTCCACCGGGCGGCGAGTGGAGGGACGGCCCGCGGCGGCATCGACCTTATTGAGTTCGGTGATGATCTCGTTGTGAGCCTTGTAGACCTCGGTATCGACCTTGGCTTTGTCCGGGTTGGCTTTGGCCCAATTCTCTAGCGAGGTCATTTCTTGACTGAACCGCAGGTTGGCGGCGATGTAGCCTGGTCGTTGATCGTCTGGGATCGCACCATCCTTTCCGGTTTTCCATTTTCCAAATCCGCCATTTTTCAAATCGTCGGCGGCTTGCTTTTTGATTTGGCCAAGCGCGGTGGCGGGAACGGGTTTCCGGCCATCCTTGTATTGGCGGAATTTGTCGTAGAGCAAGTCAAGCGGTTCGCGTCGGTAGCCTTCGGGGAGAGAGCGGATTTCGCTGGCGAGATCGAAATAGTTTTCCAGCTTGGAGTCGGAGGAAACATCGAAGGCTTCGATTTTCTGGATTATGGCCGGGAGGAGTTTGATAGATTCGGCTTGGCGCTCCGGGGATTGCAGGAACGATGCCTTGAGGGACTGAACCGCCCGCTCGGGGAGCTTCACATTGGGCATGAGGTCCGGACGGTCGAGGGCTTTTTCGAGTTCCTCGACGCTCTGGAATTCCCCTTTGAGCATGACATCTTCAACGGCGGAGAGTTTTTCCACCTCGGCAAATCGGGACTGCTGGCGGGCGTTTCCAAGGAAACGTAGCATCTCCTCCTTGGAGAGATCGGTCTGGAGCTTGCTGGAACCGCTCTTGATGCCTTGGGTGAGGTCTTCCTCCCATTTTTGGGGATCAAGAATGATGGCAGATTCAATGTTGGCGTTGCGCTCCGCCTTTGATTTTTTTATCGATTCCAGTTCTACATTGAAACGGAATCTTTCGGCATCATCCGCCGAGAGCGTTCCGTTTTTTTCAAATCGGTCGATGACAGAAAAAGCACCCCCGAGGTTGTCGTTGGCCAGCTCGCGCTTGTAGGCGACCTCGGCATCGAGTCGGAAGCTCTCGACCTGCTTTTGCTTGGCTTTCCCGTCGATGTTTACGGAGGAAATAGTTGACCAGCGATCCAGCTCCGGGCCGAGTCGGCTGGCAGCGTTTTGGGAAAACTTGATCTCTCCAAGCGCACGCTGCGCTTGCTCTTGATTTCTCGCCCAGTTTTCCTGCCATTTTTCCACAGGCAGTCCTTCCTGCTCGGTGAGTTGTTTCTGCCAAGTCGCCTGCATGATCGTCTGTGCCCGCTCGATGTCGGCGTCGTCTTTGGCTCTCGCAAACTTTTGCCCCCATTCCATCGCCACATTCCCGATTCCTTGGATCGAGTCGGCGAAGTTCGCTGCGGCTTTGGCCTCTTGAGAGAACGCGTCAAGCTCCAGCGTCTGCGTGAGCATCGACTGCGCGGCGTTCCGCATGGACCCCGAGTCCACCATGGCCGCCCCTCCAAGCTTTGCCACCTCCGGGTTTACTTGAAATCTTGGAACAGACGGCGCGGCAATTCCTGCGGTGCTGGCGGTTGCTGCGCGTGGTCCTGCGTTCGGAATTTCGGCGAGTCGGATGGCGGGCATTATCCTATTGCTCCTTGTTTGGTGGTGGACCTCTTGTAGCCATAAGCACTCATCCCGGTGTTGGCCATGCTCCCGATGCCGCTGGCCAGAGCGGAGTAGCCTCCCATGGCGGTGGCGCGGGAGGTGGCGTTGCCAGCCATCTGCTCGATGGCCGCTTGGCGCATGGCGATCCGGTATCCGGCCCCGGCGGCCTTCTCGGCAAACTGCGCGTCGTTGTAAGACATTTTTGCGGAATTGAGGTTGATGTTGGAAGCGAAGAGGTCTTGCGACAAATTGAAGCCAATGGCGGTGTCGTTGATCCCCGCCTGGTCGCGCATCATTTTCCCCTCCAGCGCGGTGATGCCCGCATTAAAATCGGTCACTTCCGCCTCGTAGCGTTTCTTGTTCGCCTCCAGATTGGCGAGGAGTCGGGTGTCGGCAACCTGCATTTCGTAGATACTGGCGGTATCAGCCAAAACTGCAAGCGGAGAGCCTTCCGTTGTCACCCCACCCTTGGCGTATTGGGAGCGCTGGAGACCGAGGATGCGGTCCTTTTCGGCGCGAATGCGGTTGGCCTGCTCGCGAGCCTGCTGCTCCTCGCCAGCAGCCTGCTGGCGCATCATCTCTGCGGTATTGTTCTGGATTTGCGCCTGCATGTCGCTGAACTGCGACTGCTGGCGAAGCTGCTCGTTTTGAAATTGAGCCGTCTGTGCTGAGAACTGGGCTTGGGACTGCTGGGCCTGCGCGTTGAACATCGCCAGTTGCGCGTTGTATTGCTCGGACTGCGCGGCCCGCTCCGCAGCCATGCGCTGCCACGCGGCGTTCTGCTCGTTGGCCATCCGGTTGTATTCAGCAATCGCGGCCTGCGATTTCGACTGCTGGTCTGCGGAATACATGGCCACGCCGGTCGAAGCAGCAGTGGCAAGGATTGATGCCGCTATCATTATTGATGCGCCGCCATCAGCACCCATTTTTCGGTTCCTCCTGTAGTGAGTTCATTAGAAAAACTTGATTGCGGTTTCCTTCGCGGAATCCCTGCCGCTCCAGCACCCGGGCGATGCCTGGATAAGTGAAGACAGCCATCGTGTGGTAGCCGAGGTCCAAAGCGATTTTTTTAAGGCAGGCGATAGAGTGCCGGAAGGCGAGCAGGGAGGTTTTTAAGGAAAGGCCCGGTGCGCTCACGGCGTGTTCGGCCATGCACATGCCGCAGGAGTTGTCCATGTAGAGGAACAAAGCGGAGACTGGCTTGCCGTCGATCTCGCACACGACGCCGCACTTCGGGAGCATCGGCTCCGGGCGGCGATGCTTGCCGTGGGCGTGCCACCACTCCGAGAGCATCTCGTAGTCGGAAGGGTCGTAGTGGCGGATGTGGATGTCACTCATTGCCGTAAGCGTCCCATTTTGGAAGGATTGAGATGATGCACATGGGATAAGGCGCAGTTTGCCTCACATCCACGTCCGCGTCGATTCCGAACGCACCGCCGAGAATGATTTTTTGGTCGCCGGTGGTGAGCGTGTCGGCCAGCGCATACCACGATCCGTTATTGGTGCGGACCTCCCCTCCCCGGCTTTTGAGCGTGCGAACGACGACCTGGTGGATGCGCTTCTTGCGCGACTGCGCCGTGCCATCCTCGTAATCAGCATCCAGCTTCATAGGCCGCAGCGTCGAGGTGTAGGGCAGGCCGAGGTAGCCTGCGGCGGCTTGGGGAACGGTGATCGCCCCGCCGGAAACCGTGCGGGTCACGGGAGCGCTTCCTTCCTGCACCACCGTGACGGTTTTGCCATTGAGATGCGCGAGGCCGGAGATCGAGCGATTGGCCGCTCCAGAGGCGAAAGAGACATGGCCGTCAAGGTAGCGGGAGTCCTTAGCTGTCTGTTCATCGATGTATTTGCGCCAGAGAAGCGGGAACCGCTCGATGGTGCGGTAGTCCTGCCCGGAGACGCTGCGCTTCACGGCCATCCACACCTCATCCTCGGTGCCATTGCCGTAAATCGTGGCGACCGACTCGACCACGGCATTGTCCGCGATAATGTGCCGATGCCAGCCCACGACCTTTTGGTCGCGCTCGTAGGTCATGGCAATGAGCGTGCCATCTCCACGGGCGCACCACAGCACGGCATCGGGCTGTTGCTGGTAGGCGATCTCCACGATCTCGCCCGAGGTGACGTGTTCGGCCAGCAAGGTCAGATCCGGCGCGACCCAGCCGTCCTTGTTGAGTTCGTAGACAAGCTCACGCACCTTGCGCCCGTTGCGCTGGATGAAAAGCAGGACATCGTTCACGATGACCGCCCGCATGTATTTGCTGCCGTAGCTGGATTGGCGCTTGGCCTCCAAGTTGGAGGCGGAGATCGCCGAGGCGACATCGGCGGCACTCACCGTCCACTCGTCGCCGGTCGTGCCGATGAGTAGGCTGTTTTGCTGCGAGTGCATCCATGTGATCCGGTTGCCCTCCGAGGCGGCGAGGCTGATTTTCACCGAGTCGCTCGCAATCGCTCCGGTTCGGAAGCTCTCAAAATTATCAATCTCGCTCCCCCAGAGGGTGGTCGGTTCCCGGCTCGTTCCCGCCCACCAGATGCGTTGCTCGTGCATGGCCACCGACCGAGGGTAGTTGCCAGCGTAGAAGGCCGGAAGCGACCAGAGCTTCGTGTTCGTTTGGAGGTGGTGGCGGTTCGCCCCGAGGTAGGAATCCACCCGGATGAGCGCCTGCGATGAACCTAGGACATCCAAGATCGTGGCAAACCCACCAGACACCGACTTGCGCGGCTGGATGCGGGCCATCGGCACCCCGGGGGTGTTCGTGCTCGCCAGCCAGTTGATTACCCGGATGAGGTAGGTCGCCTGCTTGAGTTGGTTCCCCGAGTAGAGGATATTGGAGTCGCCGCCATTATTGGTATCGCGGGTGAATTCGGCCACGACCTCGGCCTTCGTGAGATTGATCGGGTAAATGTCCAGTGTTCCTGTGTTGGTCGCATCCGCCGTCGTATAGGTGTAGCTATCGCTCCCGGTGACCGTGATGTTCGCCTCTCGGGTGTAATACGGCACGGCAGTGATCGATGGCTCCCCTCCCACGCAGATGGCGTCCCCGTTGCTCCACCCGTGGCTTGGGTGGTAGACCGTCACCGTGGTGCCGCTACGCGTTGCCGTGGCGGCAGTGAGTCCACTTTTGGTGTTGTCGATCCGCAGCACTTGGATGGCCGCGCTCCACTTGCCGTTGGTGGTCAAATCCCATTCCCCCTCGATTTCGATGGCGCGGGAAACATTGTCCGCCGTGATCGGCACATTGATGTCGGCACTGGTCCCGAAGACGGACACCCCACCCGAACCAAAGCCGGTGAACGATGTCGGCCACTTGAGTTCCATCTGCTGGCCTTCAAAGGCGGCCTGGAACGTGTTGGCCGGACCGCTGATGATATGGCGACCCATGCGGTTGAGCGGCAGCGGGAGTGAACTAAACCGTCCCGCAGTGACATCCGCGCCAAAATTATTGCCAGCAATGTGGGTGGTGAGCGCCCTGTAACGGTAAAGGCCGATGCTGCTGTTGGCTTGGGCCGCCCAGTTGGTCGTGGTAAACGATGCAGGCGAGGTGTGGTTGGCCGTCGCCTTGTAGGCGGTGCCGCCATTTTCCACGATGTCTCCGGTCACATACGCCGTGCTCGCCGTCCATGCGGGAGGCTGCACCCAGTCGTCTTTGGTGTAGGTCGTGCCAGCCGTCCACCGCGGGATTGCTGTGCTGCCTTGAGTCACATTGATCGTGCCATCGGTGGCGTTTTGATCCTGTAGCGGCGGGTAATCCCACACCAGCGCCTCAAAGGTCCAGTTGTTGTCCGCCACCCGGGTCAGCTTGGACGGCGGGTGATCCCCGTGGGCGAAATACATGATGTCGTTGATCTGGGCAAACTGGAGTTCGCGCAGTGACGCTGCGGTGTAAGGCGTGACGACTTCGTGAACCGATTGTTGCCGCCAGAGGTTGCTGGCGAGATCGGTGGCAAACGTGCCAGCCGTATGGTCGGCCAGGCAGTAGTAAAACTGCGCCGTCTGGCTGGTGGTGCCGGTTCGCACAAACATGCCTTTTTTGTAAATGACGCCGGTCGCCCATGAGGCCGGGGCGGCAGTCTGCACCGGCGCTCCGGTGGTGGGATTCCAAAAGCGCATGTATCCCACCCCCGCCTCGATCACAAACCGGGTTGTGACGCTGAAGTTAAACCCGATCAGACGCACCGGAGAGCTGCTGGTCGGCACCGCCACCCCGCCGAGGAATTGCGTCCCCGGGCGGCGGATCACGCCCCCATAGGGGAGGATTTGGAAGTTCTCCAGAGTGCGGCACGCGCTGCGATACTTCTCCAGCGAGGTGCGGGCGTCGATGAGCGGACTCACCTCGCCAGCATTGAACGATGGGTAGAAGTCGAATTTCGGCATCTTACTTTTTTAGATCGCGCAGGATTTTGATGAGCGTCACGATGCCCACGGCGAGACCGACCACCACCGAGGCAAGGCGCATCCACGCCTCCAAGTGGGGAAGCAGGGAATACACCGCCGCTCCGATGCTAGTCGCGCTGCCGAGCATTCCAGTTGCTGCGGTTTTGAGGTTGTCTGTGGTCATTAAGAGTTAGCTTGGGCTAGGAGGTTCCCCACAATGGAGGTCGTTGCTGTATTCTTCAGCCGCTCGCCAATCGAGTTAGCCGTGGTGATCGCGGAGGTTTGGCGGTTCCACACCGCATCAGCCACCGCCGAGGCCGTGGGCGCTGACCCGCTCGTGAGCGTGCGGGTCGCGTGGCTCCAGATGTCGGTTGGCGTGACGGATGCCGGGGCGTTGGTGAGGGTGGTTGCGGTATCGACGAGCGTGACGCGGGCGAGCGTGCCGGACGGCGCGAGGCGGCTGGATACGGTGGCGTCGAGGTTTGCCAGTTTGGTCGAGTTGGTATCCAACTCCGTTCTGATGGCAGTGACGGTTGGCGCGGCGGAGTAGCTTGAGGAGGCGAGGCGCGAGCTGGTCGCGGCGTCGAGGTTTTCGACTCCGGCGCGTCCGAGCACCCACAGACTCGGGATGTGCTGGGCGTCCACGGTGGTGTCCGTTGTTTTGAAAATGGCAGCGTATTCGCCTTCGGCGCTGTTGTTGCTTGATAGCGTGTAGCTATACAACCCGCCGCCAACAGCCGAGGCGCTGGCTCCGGTGACGATCTGGCTGCCGCTGGGGTCGTAGATATCTACGGTGACGGTGAGGCCGGTTTTGCCTTGTTTGCTGGCGGTGAAAAAAGCGAGGAACTTAACGGAGGTGGAGACTTGTTCGAGCATGGTGTTGGTTGGTTAGATTTCTTCTTCGGGCTGGGGCAGGAGCGGGAGGACTTGTGACATCGGGAGGACTTCGACGGCGGGGAAAAGCTCGGCGGGCAGATGTGCGAATCCGCCGGAGTATAGGCCGCCTGGGGCGATTTCGGTGAGGAGGTCGGCGCAGAGCATTTTGCGGCCATCGGTGAGATCGACGGGGCTGGCGACATGGCGCGGGTTGCCGTGCTCGCTCTGGACGGCGGCGAGTTGCGCGGCGAGTTCGGGCGAGAAAACGAGAGCGAGGTCTTTCGCGGTCTCGTAGCTCACAGGTTGTTGGATGAGGTCGGCGAGTGTCATATTGCGGCGGCGAGGTCGGTCATGAGCGTTGACACGCGGGTGTTGAGGGCGGCGAGGTCGAGGGCTTCGCCGATGGAGTAAAAGGAGAGGCGGGCGTCGGTCGGCAAGTTTCTGCTGTTGTTGTAAGAACGAGCGAATACAAAGATAGGGCCTCCGTTTATTGGGGATGAGCTGGCTTGCGAGGCGGAATATGTAGCCCCACTGTATCTAAAGGTTGAACTATTTGATGCACTGCGCGATCCCCCCATAAAGCCGCTTGGGAAATTCCCAACATTAACAGCCATCCAAACGCTAGGGCTTCTCAACATGACTCCAAAATTGGATATAAGTTGAGAAATTGATCCACTAGTCCCCCCCTCGCCAATTAAATAGCCTCCTGTCGGCTTTATTGATGAATAAACAGAAAGATGGAAATTGTCTTGAGGATCAGCATTTCCAGCGCGATGCGTGTTTAAGTATTTTGTAGATTTGTCTCCAATGAGACCGATCTCGCGATTGTAGTCGCCGGTAACAAAATTGAAATTTGTTGGTGCCGAACCGATCAGCGGCACCAGAGCTCCCGAGAGAGTCCTCGCCCCCGCCAAAATGCAAGATGCCTTGATAGCGCTCCAGATACCGTCGCCTTTGCATCCGAGAATAAAATCTTCGTAGGCATATTGGACTGCGGCTTCTAACGATTGCCCGTCTGCTGTCTCGACTGCGGCAATGTAGGCGAGCGCGTCCGAATCCTGCACCTGCCGCACCGCCTTGGTCGGCACGCGGAGGGGGGAGAGTTGGCCGTAGAGGGGACTAAGCATAGGTCAGGTTCTCCTTGTTTGACCACTGGCCGGTGGCGGATTGGGTGGCCGTGACCGACCCGGCGGAGTCGGTGGTGATGCGGGTGATTGTCCAGCCGGTGGAAGATTCGGCGGTGCCGGTGGGGGCGGTGCCGTAGTAGTGGTAGGGATCATCCCAATCGGCGCGGGCGATGGTGGACCCGCCCTCGGCGAGAGGGACAGGTGCCCACGCTTCGCCGTCGAAGACCAAGATGTCACCCACCATGGCCCCCTCGCCAGAGAGGCGGGAGGGCGCGATGAAGGAGGCCACGACCGCCCAGCGCGTGCCAGTCCACTTCCACTTCCGATTGCTGGAGGTGAAAATGTCGTTGACCGACGGTGAACTTGGAAACGCGAGGGCGGCCATGGGTGTGGATTACTGCTTGTCGAGTTCGACCCAGGCTCCGCCGTAGCTGAGATACTCGGTCATGTCGTTGCTATCGACCCAGCGCAGTCCCTCAACATGCGAAGGAGCGGAGGCGCTGATGACATCCTTGATCTGCTTGCCGCTTTCGAGCGCGTCGATTTCCCCTTCGGCAGTCGTCACCCGACCAGCCAAGGTCGATGCAGCACTTTCGATGGTATCGAGGCGTCCTTCGGCAGCGGCCATATCGCTCTCCAAAGAGGAGGCGCGGCCTTCCAACGAATCGATGTCGCCTTCCGCAGTGGTCACGCGGCCCGCGAGTGTGCTGGCGGCGGACTCGGCGGCGTCGAGGTCGGATTGGAGCGTGTCGATCTCGCCTTCGGCAGTCGAGAGTCTGGAATCCAACGCGCTGTCGGCGGCTTCCAGATCAGTGACGGCGGCTTCCAAGGCGCTGGAGGCGCTGGAGGCGAGGCTGGTGATCGCTCCGTTCAAGTTGCTGTCGGCGGCCTCAAAAGCGGCGACAACCTCTGTCAGCGAATCAATCGCCTCGGCATCGACATTGGAGAGGACATTGTCCACCCGACCATTGAGCGCGGTGATGTCGCTCTGGGCGGTGGAGAGGCCGGATTGGAGGGAATCGATTTCCCCTTCGGCGGTGCCGACACGGCTGGTCAAGCTGGTCGCTGCCGATTCGATGGCGGTGATATCGCCTTCGATGGCCGATGCGCGGGATTCCAGCGAGGTCACGGCGGGCGCGGAGGCCACGCGGGCGTTGGTGAAGTAGAGGTTATTGCTGCCCTCAACAACGGCGTCGGTGGTGCGAGGAACGAGTTTCCAAGCGGTGCCGTTGTATTTCCAGCTACGGTCGCCGACCGTGTGGACTTGGTTGAGGGTTGGTGAACTTGGGAATGTGATAGCTGCCATGGTGGTGTTTTCTAGTGGTTGGTTGGTTTTTCGACCCACGCGCCCGCGAACCATTCGTAGGTGGTGAGATCAAAAGGGGTGGTCCAGCGCTGCCCGGTGTAGGGGTGCGCGGGAGGGGTTTGGGAAAAGACAGGGGGCAAGTCGGCGGTTTGCTGGTAGTAGTCGCCCGTCCAGCGCCAGAGGGTGCCGTTGTCCTGCGCGAGGTAGAGGCGGCGGTCGCGACCTGTCTCCGGGAAAGCGGACTTGGCGGGATACTCCACGACCTGGTTCGCATCGTCCGGGAAAACGATTTGGAACTGGGTAAGGTCCAGTTGTTGGGTGATGTTGGTCTCGGTGATGGTCGTCATGCGTAGGTGGCGGTCTCCCGGTTGTTCCACGCGACATTGGTCGCTTGGGCGGTGGCAGTGACGGCTCCGGCGGAGGACAGGGCGGAGCGGGTGATGATCCACTTGGCCACGGCAGCGGCGGAGCCGGTGGTCGGGATGTCGGAATTGAGAAGCAGGCCGTAGTAGGAAAAAGTGCCAGCGGTGTTGAGGGCGAAAGCGTGGATGTAGTTGTCGGGATCGCGCTGGGTGGTGGGCGAGTAGAGGCCGAGGGCGACAACAACGATTTTTGCGCCGTTCGGGATCGCGGTTGTGAACGTGATCGTGCCAGCGCCTTGGGACACCGTGTAGTCGGTCGTCGGTTCCTGCACGACGCCGTTGATCGAGACGATGACATGGTTCGGGTCGCTCGATTTGAGTCCCGAAACGGAGAAGGTCTTGAGCGTGCCGTTGCCGGTCAGCGTGGTCTTCGCCGAGGAAAGGAGGGCGGATTGCTGGAGGGTGAGGTTGAGCGTCTGGTTCGGGGCGGTGCCGGTGATCGACGCCGCAGCGGTGGGACCAGCGGTGACCGTGCCGATGGAAAGAGTGTTCGCGGGGCCGGTGGCTCCCGTTGTTCCTTGCGGTCCTTGGATACCTTGAATGCCTTGGATGCCCTGCGGGATGGTGAAATTGAGAACCCGGTTCTCCGGGGTGCCGGTGGCGGTGACGCTGGCATTGGTTCCTGCGGCCCCGGTCGTGGTCGTGCCGACATTGACAGTGCCAGCCGGTCCCTGCGGGAGTCCGAAATTCAGAACCGCCGTGTCGTTCGTGCCGGTGTTGGTGACCGTGGGGGTGGAGCCGGAGGGCAGGTTGGTGACGCTGCCGACCGTCACAAGCAGGGACGGATAGCTGATGCCGCCTGCGGGGCCACCGCCGTTGACCTTGGAGGATTCGATCCCGTCACCACCCGAGCGGGAGGAAACCAGCTTGGAGGAAGTCCACGCCGGTTTGATCTTGGGCTTGCGCTCGGTCGAGTCCCGGCGCATGGCCGGGTTTTTGCCGAGGACTTCGGTTTCTTTGGCGAGCATCCCTGCCTTGCCCGCATCGCCGGTCAGAGGGATGGCGAGCTTCGCGGCAAGGCTGGCCGTGAGAAGGTCGATGAAGAGGGAATCGAAGAGGGTTACCTCGGTGACCTTGCGGACATATTCCAGCGTGATGGCCGAGCCGAGCCACACATCCCAATCGGATTGCCAGCCGGTCGTGACCCCCGGTTCCTTGGTCGATCCGGCGACCACGCAGCGGTAGACCGCCCCGTTGTTGGAGACTGCATTGCCGACCTCATAAGAGCGGCCAGCAACCCACGCCGGAGATCCCGAGTCCGCATTGGTGAGGATGAAATTGCCAGACACCTCCCACGCCGACTCGCTCGTGGCATCGTAGTCGTTCACGCGGAACACGCGCAGGCAGTCGGAGGGAATGGCGTAGCGGTAGGCCCACTTGTATTCCGGGCGGGGCAGCGTCTCAATGACCGTGGTGGACTTCATCGCCCACGTCCATGAGCCGGTCAGTAGCAGCGCGTCCCGCACCTGCGGGTAAAGCGACTTGGCCAGCAGCATCGCTTGCGAAGACGGGCCAAATTGCTCCGCCGTCCCCACGCGCAGGATCGCTTGGCGGCAGAGTTCATCCTCGGTGAGCGTGGCCGCAGGGCGCGGCGAGGATTCTGAAAGGATGAGCGCCTTGACGGCAGGTCGCTGGATGTTGGCCGAGAACACCTCGGCCATCTGGGAAAAGAGTTCCTTTGAGCCGGTGAGCGGCATCGCAAGGTTCGTGGCCAGCTTCGAAGAAAAGATTTCGATGAAGACAGGAGGAAACTTTGTCGTGTCGGTAACCCGGGCGATGTAGTCGATCTGGATCGGCGCAGGCAGGGAGGTGTGGAGCGTTCCCGAGACGATCTCCCACTTGCCGAAATTCTCGTCCTCGTCGATGCCGTTGACCCGAAGCAGGCGCAGGAAATCCGTGGGCAGCGTGTAAGCCGAGGAATAACCAAACGCCGGGGCCGTGGTGGCCGTGGCCGTGGCGAGCTTCCGGCAGAATTGCCAGTCAAACTCGCTTTGAAGTTCACCAAGGGTCTGCTCGTAGAAGAGAGAGCAATACTGCGCCTGGGCGGTCGCGTCCGTGAGCGCGGTGATCCGCGCATCCCCGAGTCGGGCAAGGGCCAGATTGCAGATTTGGACGTCGGTCATTTAGGCGCGGTCTTCGGATTGAAAAAAAGGGGTGGCAGACATTTCCCGGTCTGCCAGCGGGGTGCGGGAATTAGGCTTCGTCGCAAGCGATCTCGACGACTTTCTTCTCTTCCATGCGGACGGCGGCAAGGGATGCCACCGAGCGGATTTGGAGCGAGTGCGAGAGGTCGGCGCGAACATCCATGTGGGTCTTGAGGCCACGCTCGGCGAGGATCACTCCGGACTTCACGTAGGCGTAGACGCTGCGAACCGTGCTGGTCTTCGGCAGCAACTGCGTGCGGCGGAATTTGAAACCCATGAAGGTGTTCAGATTGCCGTCCACGAGGGCGCGAACCGTGTTGTAGTCAGCGCTGGTCGCCTCAGTCGTGCGGAGCAGGTCTTGAAGCTGCTTGGCCGAAACCACGATGATGCGCTCCTCCTCCTCATCGACATCGTTGGAGTCGAAGAGGAACTTCGCAGCGCGAAGCTTCGCGATGGTAAGGCCGGAGTTGGCGGCGGTGCCGGACTCCACGAAGTTGACCGCGACCTTCTGGCCAGCGGGCAATGTGGTGGCGGTCGTTCCGGTCGCGCCGGTGAAGGCGGTTCCGCCGAGAGCGCCGATGATGATCGTGTCGCAGGTGCGGCCATAGGCAGCAGCGTGGGATTGGATGATCGGGCTGGTGGGCAGCACAACTTCTCCAAGAAGCTGCTCGTCCCATTCATCGATGAGCTTCGCGCAGTCGTATTGCTGCGGGCGAATCCAGCGTTTGGCCATCACCTGGTCGCTGATGCGGGTATCGCGGGAGCGATCCGTGATCTGCGTCATCGAGGTGGTGTCGATCTGGTTGTAGGATTTCTCCTTGCCCTCGATGGAATCGACGGTGACGTATTCTTTCAGCTTGGAATTCTTCTGCTGAACGAGGTGTTTCCAGTTGCTATCGAACTGGGTGGTGTAGTGGTTGGGGACGTTTGTGAGAACCCCGTTTAAGTCTGCCATTGTATCTCCTTTGGTTGAGTGATTTGGTATCAGTCGAAACTGATGGTTTAGTTGCTCCCTTCGCTTCCGAGTGTCCCGAACGGGGTCAGCGGCGGCGGGTTTTAGGGAGCAGGCTCAACAAAGGAGGTGTCTGCTCTGACAGGATGCGTGATACCGCATGGCGCGGTATCAGTCAAAATATTTTTTAAAAAAGAAACTAGCAGGGCCGGGAGTCGAACCCGGAATTCCAGATTATGAATCTGGTGAGATACCTTTTCTCCACCCTGCAAAATCTCATCCCTGCTTGAGCAGGGAGGTAACCAACGTGGCCGCCTCGCGGTCGCCTTCCATGTAGCGCTTGTGCCAAGCGTTATCGGGGTTGGACATGATGTCCTTGGCGCGGGCCGCGCCGGTAAGGAACTCCGTGCCGCCCATCGAGCGGCCCAGCTTGTCCTCGCTCATCATGTGCGCCATGCGAACAAATCCGCGCACCACCTCGGGATCGGAAAACCCGTGGGAATTGGAATCCACCCCAGCCATCTTCGCCGCCTGCTTTGCGAGTCCGATGTTCTTTCCAAAATCCCCTCCCCACTCCTTCTGGAGCGTCTGCACAGCCTCGGTGCGCTGCTTTTCGTAGGTGGCTTGGATCGCGTCAAATTTGTGCCGCTCGTAGTTGGCAAACTGGTTGGCCAACTCCTTCATCGCATTGGGCGGGATGTTGTGCTTGTGAGCGACCTCGGCGAAGGGCTTCGCAAACTCGTCACTCCACGTCAGTCCCTCGGGCAGCGCATCGGGCGCAAACTTGTATTCCTCCAGCGACTCGGGAACACCCATGGCGCGGCGAAAAGCGGCGACCTCCTCGGGCGTGGATTTCTCGCCGGGAACGCCGAGCTTTTTTCCAATCAGCGCATTCGCATTTGCGAGCGCCTTGGCCATGTCTGGGACGCTTTTGTATTTCGCCAGCGTGTCCTTGTATTCCTTGGCATCCTCGGGCAGGGCATCGAGCCACTTGTCGCCAAAGGTTCCGTCCGGGTTCACCCAGCCCGTCGAGGGAGTCGAGGGTTGCGCGGGGTCGGCGGGTGGTTCCGCAGCCGGTGAGGGCTGCCCTGGTGCCTCCGGGGAGGCGTTATCGGCTGCGGCGAGAAGCGAGGTCTCACCGGAGGTGTCGATGGTGGTGTCTTCCATAAATGGTATCAGTCAAAACCGTGTTAGTCTTGATGCGGGTGGTAACCGAGATGGGTTTCCCGGCCTGCGTAGGTCTTTTGGAATTCCTCGGGCGCGTAGTCGCGCAGCCACTCCACCAGTTCAATAGTTTTGTCCCCAAGCATCGGGTCCATTTCCGGGCGCGGCGGGATGTCTGTTTTTGGTTCGGATTTCTTACTCATTTTTTGACCTTTCGTTTGGGTTCTTCGATGTTGGCGTCGGCGATCAGCGGACGCCGCAGAACCGCCTCGATGTGGAGGATCACTCCACGCTGGCCATCGCGCAGGGCGGCGACCACGGGGTTGAAGTCATAGCCGGGAAGGAACACTTGGGACTCGGTGGCAAACTGCGTCTTGAGATCCGCGAGGACCGCAGCTCCCTCCTTGCCGCCAAACACCCGGTGGTAGGCATTGGTGATCTTTTGGCGCTCGCGCTCGCGTCGGAGTGCCTCGGCCTTGTCGTTGGGTGCCATCATGCAGCGGACATTCCCGGGAGCATCCCGGCCAACATGGAATCCTGTTTGACCGCTCCCGCCTTCCCGAGCGCGGCAGCGGTGCGCTCCATCTGCTCGGCCTGCATGGCCTGCTGTTGGGCTTGGGCGCGGGCAGCGCGTTGCTGCGCGACTAGTTCCTCCTCCATCAGCCATCTGGCAGGCAGGCCATCGTTGCGGGCCATGTCGCGGCAGATTTCGTCAAAGTCGAAATTGTCCAGCATGTCGGGCTTGATTTGCGCGTAGGGCAAGAGCATCTCGCTGGTGCGGACGAATGCGGCATTCTCCAGCTGCTTGATCGCCAGGGCGATTCGGGAGTTGTAGGCAATGTCCGGCTCGGGGACAAATCCAACCATCTCCAGTTGCTGGGGCGGTGGCGGGAATTTCCCTTGGCGGGCAAGGATCGCAAAGACCCGGCGCAGGAGCGGGTTGAAAAGCTCGGTCGTCATCCGGGCAAAGGTCGGAGAGAACTGGATGAGCTTCTCGGCGCTGCGCTCGGCCACCTCGCGGGCGGTCATCTGCTTTTCCAGCATCGCGAACATCTTGAAGAGGTCCACATGGAACGCCTCGTTGATCGCATTGCGCTTCCATTCGGCACGGGCCACCCCGATATCGTAGCGGCCCTGCGTCCCCCACTCCTTCGGCGTGGCCTGCGGGTTGTTCGGATCAAAGTAGGTGACGCCACCGGCCCGCAGATCGATGTCCCCGTCGAATCCCGCAGGGATCAAGATCCGCGGGAACGCGGTGAGTTCGGCAAGGCTGTCGAGTTGCTTTTCCAGAAAATTGAGTTGCTTGGCCTCTGGCAGCGCGGTCCACGAAGGCGAGTAGCCATAGGCTTCGCAGTTCTTCCACTTGAGGTAGCGGGTGACAAAAAACGGCTGCTCGTCGTAGCCGCTCGCCAGCAGCACATGCTTGCCGGTCTTCTCGATGTAGACCGAGGCATACGGCTTGTTGTTCGCATCCTTCTTTCCCAGCTCGATCTCGCCCGGTCCCCGGGGATAGATCATGTGAACGATGGTGAACTTGCGCGAGGATTTCGGAGCATCGAGTTCCTTTCGCATCCCCTCGGAGAGCGCCTCGACGCCGAACTTGAGCGCGGCCTGCCGTGCCGACATCTCGTATTCGCGGGAGAGTGTGTCCACATACCCCTCGTCGTTTTCCGCAATGGCAAACGTGCCGATGTCGAGCTTCGTGAAGTTGAGCGCGGCATTGCGACCGGCCTCGACAAGGATCGCCGCCGTGCCGAACGCGCCCCGGTCCAGATAAAGCTCGTGGATTTCCGTGTAGAAATTGCTCCGCGTGAGTTCGGCCTGCACCACCTCGGTGCACCGCTTGAACCACTGCTCGATGGTGTCCTCGCTCTCCATCTCCTTCGGTGCGTCCATCGAGAACCACCGTGATTCCATCGGCGTCATCCACGCCAGTTGCCCGTTGGCCAAAATCATGTTCGCCCGCACCGCCGTGCCGTCGAATAGCATCGTCTCGTCCGCGATGTCGGGCTGCGACTGCTGGGTGAAAAGACCGGCTTTGCGCGGCATCACATACTTCGCGATGTCCTCCCACAGGTTTTCCCACGTCGTGCGCTGCATCACCATTTCCTGGTGGCGCTGCATCACCTTCTCCACGAGTTCGGGATTTTTGCCGGTCATTTGGTATCAGTCAAAACTTCGTCAGCCGAGAGTTGATGAGCCGGTTGTCATGGGAGTCTGGTTGCTTTCACCGGCAAGGATCGACCGACGCATCCCCCGGCGCTGCGCGGCCTGCTTGCGGATGTCGTTTTCTGTGTCGCCTTGGACCACTTGCGCGGCGGGCGCGGGACGGTTGAGTTCGGCTTGGCGCTTCATCTCCTCGATTTGCGCGTTCTGTGCCGAGATGGCGTCCTTGCGCTGCTGCTCCATGATTTCGAGTTGGCGCTGCTGCGCGGCCTGTTGCTGCGCGGCTTGCGCGGCGGCTTGTTGCTGCGCGGCTTGTTGGGATGCCGCTTGCTGTGCAGCCGCTTGTTGCATCTGCTGTTGTTGCTGCTGTGCGGCCTGCTGCTCCGATTTGCTCGGCCCCTTCTTGCCGCCTCCAAACCACGCGGTGGTTAGTGATAGGATCGGATTTTCAATGGGGTCAGTAAGTCGCATCGCTTTTGGAGTTTGCTGGTTTCGTAAATCCGGAGCGGGCAATCTCGCCGACTCCATGCGATGTAAGGCAACCGATAAGGGGCAAAATTGCAAGGGTTATTTTGACTGATACCACAATATATAGTGATCAGCCAGCAGTTATGACACAACCGGTGGTATACATGGGCGGCATCGCGCCAGCGTTCCTCGGGGTCGTGAATGTCCACCGGGCGAGCGAGCATGAAGAAGTCTTCGGTGTTGATGACCACGCCATTCCATGCCGTCAATTCCACCTCCTCGGCGAAGGATCGCGGCTGCGGGTAGCGCCGGTAGAGGTCGAGGATTTGCAGTTCCAGTTCGCGCTTCACCGTCTCACCTTTCCGAATCCCCCACCCCGGAATCCCGCCATCACTCGGGTGGGTTCATGGCGCTCCGGTTTGCGAGGGATCGCCGAGCGGTCGATCACCATCCCCCGCTTGATTGCTTGGTGGGAGAGCGAGAACGCATCAGCAAAGTGAGATGACCAATCGTGGACCGGCACATCCTTGATGGTCACCCCATCGCGCTCCTCCTTGGAGTGATAGGCGTCGAGCGCCTCGATGCCATCGGCACACCCGGCCTCGTTCATCGAGATGCGCGGGAACGCATCGTTGGCCAGGTTGATCCCGTCCCAAACCGAAATCTGCCGAGGCACGGGAATGACGCCCATCAGCCCGCTGCGACCGAGCGCCTCCTGCCAGAGTCCGCCCACTTCCGCGGCGGCATCGTGGGGAATGAAATGCCCGCCATAGCCGTATTGCCGCTCCTTGAGCCGTGCCGCCCAGTCCGCTGGCGTCTTGCACTCGTCGGACCCGGAGAGAGATTCCAGATAGTTGATGCGGTCGCCAACCATCTGCCACACCCAGACCTTCTGGTTGAGCGGAGCGCCCACATCCCACGACGTATAGACCGGCAGTTCCTTGAACCACAGCACATCGTTCGTGATCCGCTTCTCGGAGCGGGCCTTTTCCAAGCTGCGAACATAGATCGCTCCCGGGCGACCGATGTTGAAGCTGCATTCGTATTCTTGTTGGAACGCATTCTCCGTGGTCCCCCGACGAATATCGGCAAGCTCCTCCTCGGGAATGATGTGGCTCTCGCTGGCTTTGAGCATGAGCGTGAACCACTCATTGTCCGCACATGCCCGGTTCCACATTCGCCAGAAGATATTTCGCCCTTTGGGAGTGCCGACCCATGTCGCCCAGCCTTGGTAGTCGGTGAGCGTTGGGCGAATGACATTGTCCCACGCTGCCGGATCGAGATCCGCGGCCTCGTCCATGACCACGCCATCGAGGTAAATACCGCGCAGGCGCTCGTAGGCTTCGCCCGAGTAAAGCCGGATCGTCGCCTCGTTGTGGAAGGTGATCGCGAGATCCGCCTTGTTGATCACCACCCCGGGGATTTGGCTGGTGAATTGCACCAGGTATTTCCACGCGATGTCCTTCGCCTGCTCGCGGGTCGGAGCCACATAGGCGTAGCGGAGCGGCGGCCCGCTGCGCTTGTGCGAGAGCGCCTTGGCAATCAAGTCTTGGATGCACACGAAGGATTTCCCGGCGCGGCGGTGCAGCACCATTACCGACCAGCGCTGCGTGCGGTGCAGGTAGCTCGCGAGTTGCGGTCGCGGGATGATGTCGAGGTTAATGGCCACCGATGCGGATGTTGATGTCCATGGCCCCAGCCACCTCGATCTTCTCCGGCTCGTTCCAGCCCATCGCCTTCGCGAGCATTTCCCCGTATTTCGCCGTGGAGGGAAGTTCCGGGGGCATTTCCATGAAGCGGTCGCGCAGCGTTTCCAGGTAGGTCTCGCGTTTGTAGTTGAGTTTCGCCTCACTCTTGGCGCGGAGTTCTTCGACCCGTTTACTGATTTCAACATTTTTCAACAGGCGCTCACCTCCTTGTCCGGCTCCCTTTTCGGAGTAGCCAGCGCGGATGTAGGCTTGCGTGAGCGAGAGACCACTGGCGACACCTTGGCAAAACGCCTCTTGTTTTGGGTTCAGTTTCATAGTGTTGATGGTATCAGTCAAAACTTGTCTTGACAAGATCGTTGTCCCCCCTTTTATAATCCCCCGTTCCTTGGGTGATTTCCACCGTGGTCATTTCTTCTTTCTTGGTTTTGACTTTGACTTGCCGGAAGAGGATTTCGACCGTTTCCGGGTCGTCGTCTTCGATGAGCTTCGCGTAGCGGAGTTGATCGATGAGAGGCTTGCAACCGCCTGCGTAATTGTCGGCATCGAGGAGCGAGCAAGCGTGCCTCGTAATGATGAGAGTAGTGCGAGCCTTGCGCGGACCTTCTCTTTTTGCAGGAGCGACCAATGCTGGCCGAGAAGCCGGTTGAGGCTTGGCGTGAGATACCCCCGCAGTTGCAGAGTGAGAGAATGAGCCATCCGGATTTTGCCGGTAGCCAAGTTGTCGAAGTTGTTCATAGGTCCAGTTCATTTTTTGAGGTTACCGGCATGGTTGGTTGCTCCTTTGAGTTGCCTTAACTCTCTGCAAAGGTCGCGGCCATACATTGTCAGTTCTTCAGCGTTCCCAATGGCTGACTCAAACATGTCACGGAGCTTTGCGTTTTGCTTCCGCGCCTCGTCGCGTTCGCGCTCCAGCTTGCGGCATAGTTGCCTCCAATTATGATCTGTGCGCGACTCGCTTAATGCCAGCGCATCCGTCTCAGGCGTTTCGCTCATTTCCCGCCCTCCTTCCATTGCCATGTCGTGCTGCCATTTTCACTAACTGCCCATTCGGCAAAACCTCTCTTGACCGCCTCGACTTTCAATTCCTTGTTCTTCCAAACGCTCGCGACGCAAGTCCATAAAAGCGTAAGAGTTAATACCATCACAAACGCCATAAAAAAATCCTTCATTTCCCGCCCTCCTCGATAGTTGGCACTTCCTCCCAACTCACTTTCCCGCATTCTAGGCAGCAACTCGCCTGCTCTAATATAAGCTTGTCAAAGCTGACTCGCTTCCAGCGTAGGGAATCTTTTTTAACTTTGGTGCAAAAATGCTTTTTCCCAGTTACTTCCGCCGCGCTCTCTGATGTTTGTTGGACGCTCATTTCCCGCCCTCCTTCCACTGAAAAGTCGTATCGCCACTAGTATCGACGACCCACTGCGCGAAGCCTCGCTTGACCGCTTCCGCCTTCAATTCATCGCGTTGCCAAGCAGCCCCAAAAGATGAGATTAGCAAACAAATAGCGGATAGGATCATAATCCATTCGATTTCAAGTTTGCTCATTTCCCGCCCTCCCGCTTTTTCAAGAGTTCTTTTATTTCATCTACCTGCCGTCGCAGTTCCTCGTTCCGCTCTTGCTCTAAGACCCTGTTGTAGAAAGCACAAGAGATAGGGGACATAATTGCCATGACGACGACAAAAGTAATAATTGCCTCGATCATTTTTCCTCCTTGAGTTGCTTGAGTTCAGCGCGGAGGATTGCCGCTGCATACGAAAACTCTCCGTATCCTTCTGTATGAGGGATTGCTTCAATCGCCCTCTTTGCAATGTTACGAAGCTTTGCGTTTTGCTCTCGCGCCTCGTCGCGCTCGCGCTCTAACTTGCGAGCTAAAGATGCGTGTTCTCTAACCCACCTCATCATGTCGTTCCATTGTGGGCATCCTTCGCTTGATTGCTTCTGCTCAAGCGCATCCGTCTCCGGTGTAGCCCTCTCCGTGTCCTTTGTGTTCTCTGTGGTCAATTTCATATAACAAAATCCTTTTTGCGTTTGGCCTCGATCTCCCGACGCTCCGGTGTGGCCGCCCAGAAGCGCCTCGACGCATCCCCCACCTGTTGTGAAAGCAGCCTCCACCACGCATCGAGCCGGTCGGAGCCGCAGGTTTGAGTCCCTGCGGCCCCTTGGGCGACCTTCCCTCGGTTAGAATGTTTCTTCTTCATTCCTTGCGGCCTGGAGGCGGTCGTTGAGCGTGGCGAGGCGATCCGTGGAGAGCGGTTCGGTTTCCCGTGGCTTGGACTCCAGCGGGTTGAGCCACTTGATCTTGTGGCGCATTTCCCCGTTGTATTCCTCTGCCTCCACCGTGATCCGGCACTTCTGGCCGAGAAACGGCGACTTGCCAGCGTCCAGCGATTTGATGTCCCACTCCCGTCCAAATGCAGCGTCGAGCGTGTCACAGGTCCGCTTGATTGCCTTCTCCGAGAGCCACCCCTGCCAGACGATCTCCCGTCCGTGCTGGTCGCTCTCCGGGTCATCGATGAGGAGCGGGACGCGGATGAAATCCGTGCCGGTCTTCGTCGTGCCCAGCCACCCGTTGCCTGGTTGCTTTACTTTCGCGATGTATTTGCCTTCGGCGGTCACATAGCGGTTCTGTTTGTCTGCGAGTTCGTGTGTAGTCATGTGTTGTTTGGTTGTTGTTGTTTGGGAGGTTGGTATCAGTCAAACTTTGGTTTTTATGTCTTAATAATTTTCGTAAACTCCGATAACCGCCGGAGGATCGGCTCGCCCCTGTCGGGCGAGAGCATTTGTTTGAGCGCCCCCTTTTCGGCATTCGCCGTCCAGAAGATGGGGAGAGCATGGGAAGACCGATGCTCCAGCAGATCGAAGAGTTCCAGTTCTGACCTCTCGGTCATCTTCGCCTTCCCGAGGTCATCGAGCAGCAGCACCTTCGTGCGGCGGCAACGCTCCAGCGTGTCCTCCGCCAGCGCCTTGGCCTGCGGGTTGTCATGGAATTGATCCGCGCAGGCTTTCGCGAAGCCCGTCGCCGTGATCCCAAAGACACGCATCCCCTCAAAATGCAGGCGCTTGAGCAGCATCCACGCCGCCCGCGTCTTGCACGTCCCCGCAGGACCGACAAAGCCGAGACCTTGCGCGGAATACTCCCATGCCTCGCATTCGCGCAGAAACGCCGCTGGGATGCGTTCGGGGTCGCTTTCGCGGTAGAGTGGAGGGCAGAGGGCATTGAACGCCTCCTGCCGCCTCTCCTGCTCCTCCGCAGCCTGTTCCTGCTGGAGCCTCTCGACCCGCTTGAGGTCGCACTCATCGCAGAGGATTTTTACTCCTGGGAAGAAGCGCACAAAATCCCCCGTTGGCACCGGCACCGAGTTGAAGCACAACTCAGTCGCACACGCTTGCACCGTGGCTACCATGTCTCCACCTCCTCCACCTTCGCAGGCGCAAGCGCCGGTTCCACCTTGTTCAGCCAGTTGATTACAAACTGCCGGGTCTTCTTGCGGCCCGGGCGGGCGAGGAGCCACGCATCCATTTTTCGCGACTCGGCCTCGACCTCGATGTTGGGATAGTGCCGCCGCATCTCCGCCCAAAACTCCTCATCCAGCAGGTAGGATTTTTTGCGATCAGCGCCTACTTCTTCGTTAGAAGAAGTAGTATTACTCTTCTCTTCTCTTCTCTTCTCTGGTAACGGTTTTTCTAACGCTTGCGGCGTTACATTTGTAACGCTCGGTGCGTTACATTTGTTACGATGTTCCGCGACTCGCCTGTTGCAAACCGCACGGGCCTTGGAGGTTTGGCCGTTGTGCCGATCAAAGTGCGGGACTTGAAGCGAGCCGGAGCGGACTTCAAGCCAGGCAACTTTGCGGAGCGCATCGGAGAAACCCGGCTGGTGGGTGATACGGTCGAGAACGGAATCTGTAACGGTGAGAGCGTTACCGGAAATAGACTGCTGGTCGCACCAAGCCCAAAATCGGACGAGCTTGCCCACCACGGCGTCCGGGTCTATGCCCAAGATCGTCGCCATGGTGTAAACTTCCGGCTTGTCGGGCGTGGCATGTTCCACCTTGATCCAGTCACCGGCCATGGAACGCCTCCCTCCCGACTTGCGGGGTTGCCCCATGCTTTTTTGCAAAGGCCACAGCCTCCTCGATGGACTCGAAACATTTCTGCTCCGTGTCTTCCGGCCACACATAGTGACCACGCATGACATGCCAGAGATCGGACCAAGTGTTTTTGACCACGCGCACCGGACACACTGGGGAGAAATTGAATTCAATTTGCATGTCCACCCCCCCTATAAACCGCCAGCACCCGGGCATGGGCCTGCGCCCGCTTCGCCTTCCGGTAGCAGAGGTGACGAATCACTCCTGCCTTCACCGCTGCCGCAAACCTCGCGCCCATGGCGTTTGGGTGCGGCGGCTCCGGAACCCACGGGCGGACATCTTCCGCCGTGAATTCCGCCCCGTTCCGTGCGAGCCATTGAATGACTTGATCCGCAGTCGCCTTCCAATCCTCCGGCGTGTTGGCATCCACTTGCAGGATGCCCCGGTCGCGCAGTTCCTCGCCGGTCATTTGGCCCTCGCTTTCTTCGGCTTGTCCTCGACCAGTTTCACGATGTCGGCCTTGCGTTGGGCGTGCTGCTCCTGCACCGGCAGCCGCATCTTCGCACACCACTCGCGGAAAGCCTTGCCGCCCATGTCCCCACCCATTGCCGTGACGAGATCATCGAGGCCCGACTTCCCGGCCACTGCCGCCGAGACGATGGCAATGCGGTCAAAATACTCACTCCCGCTTTGATGCTGGAGCTTCCATCCGGGAACCTCACAACTTGCCGCGAGGATTTCCTTCGCCGCATCCTTGAGAGGTTTCAGTAATTCCTTCTCAAAGATCGACGCCGCCTTGAGGAATTTTCCCAGCCGATCCGGGTCAGCCAGAATCCCCTGCCGCACATCGGCCAGCGACACCGACGACTCTACCGTCGCCAGCGTCTCCACCACCGGAGCCGTGCGGGCGACACAAGTATCCGACTTCCGGCACCACGCGCAGTAGTCACACGCATTCGGTTGCCGGTTCGGATCGCTCGCCCCGGCCACCACATCCGCCACCACCGCCGACGCCTGAGCGTGGTTAAACTCCAATCGCGTGAACTCCCGCTGGTCGCAGAACAGCAACACGCAAGTCCACGACTCCTCGAAAGTGCGCTCCATGTTCCCCAGCGCATACGCCGCCATCTGCTCGTAGTAGCTCCGGATTTGCCCCGTCTTGAGGTCGAAACTCACCGCCTCGCTCTCGCACCGGGCATCCTCCGTCCCCTCATGATCCATGCCAGGGGTCGTGACCTTCAGCTTCGCCTCGTCCGCCTCGATGTCCGCCCCGTCCGCGATGTCGCGGGCCGTATCCACCGCCCACATCACCGCCTCCAGTTCCTCGGTGGAGAGTTCCCCCTCCACCGGCTTGCCTTGTAGAAGCGCCCGAAACGCCGCATCAAGCCGCGATCCCCGCTCCGCCGCCGGTCCCGCGACCGGGTTGGATTCGTAACAGGGGCATTGCGCCAACTTGGGAAGTGCCGAATGCCGGATCATGCCGCCTCCTTCGTTGCCGCCAGAACGGCGTCGAGGAATTTCGGCGTGTTGCTCATCACCCTGGATCGGTAGCCCTCATCTGCGATGTCCCGGAAAGTCTGCCCCTCGGTGATCTGGCCCTTGGCCACGAGAAACGCATTCACCGCCTTCTCGTGCTCAAAGATCCGCTTCTCCAATTCCGCCGCCCAATCCGCTTCCGGCACAGTATCAGTTGATACCGCGATCACTTCCGCCTCGACCACCTTCGGCGCTTCCGCCACCGGCTCCGGGGTCACTTCCACCTTCACCGACCGCACTGGCCGGGGAGCGTCGAATTCCTGCACCTCCTCCGGGGTATACATGCCATTCAGCACCGCCGGGAAGGTCGCACGGACCCCTTCCGAGATCACCCGCGCCCGCAGCATTTGCCGCGGGTAGCCTTTCCAGTTATCCTTCGACCCCAGCCCCGCCGCCTTCGCCCGCGCCATGTCCCAATCGATCCGCAGCGATCCCCCCGCCGGGTGGGAGAATGTCGCCGCCACCTTCTCATTCGTGTGGTCGTGCCACTCGACGCGCCCCCCAGATTGCTGGAACCGCGCCAGCATCGAATCCGCCTTCAGAGAAGCGCGGCCTTGGATGATATGGTAGTCCGCAGCCACCGATCCCGGGTGCCGCCCCTCGGCGCTCGCCACGATCATCAAGGCCAGCGCCTGGTCCGGGGTCTTCATGCCGAAGAGACCCGATTTGACGATGGCCGAGGCCATCACCTGCATGTCGCCCAAGGCGACTTGTGTGTTGACTTGTGTAGTCAGTTGTGTGTTACTCATTTTGTTAATACTGCTTTTCTTGTGGTTTTGACTTGGCCCCGTTGGATTGCCGTCCTTCGGGGCCGCTTCTTGTGGTGAGGACCGTTCAGTCCTCGAAATCTTCAAACTCCCGCCAACGCCTCCGCATCTCCCGCGACCGGCGCAACTCATCCATCACCGACCTCTGCCCCAGCCGGTAGCTCGCGTAGCACGATCCCAAAGTCAGCACCGCCAGAGCGACCCCCTCCCAGCCCGTCAGCATCGCGCCACCCTCCATGCCGCGACCCCCAACGCCGCCAGCGGCCCCAGCGTCCACACCGCATCGATGCCCGCCTGCAATACCCAAAGAACCTCCTGGTGGTTCATCACGCGGCCCTCCTGTTGTTCGTTGAGGATTCTTTTCGCTGGCGATACCAACGCTCCAGCACCGAGCGGCTCACCCGGTAGCCGCCACGCTTCCCAAACGGGAGCGCCCCCTCGATCTGCCCTGCTGCCAGCAGACGATAAATGGTCTTCGTCGAGACCCCCATAAGCGTTGCCGCTTGACCCGTTGTCAGTTCATCGCTCACGCCGCCCTCCCTTCCGCCTTGCCAGCGCCGGTTGAAAATCCCACGCTCCCGGCATGGCCTTGTTTGAACGCCTCCAAACCCTCACCGACGAGGAACTCGCCGCCGAGTTGGAGAATAAAAATTTGAGTCAATATGGTCATAGTCTTGTCCTTTCCGAGATCAACCGGCGTTCCCTGCAAAAATCCATCCAAGCGAACTTCCTTCCCCGCTGGACAGGGTGGGTTGTCCTTCTGGCCTCTGTCCTTGCAGCTCTGTTTTCCTTGTTAGGAGTGCTTCGATAACCACCCCCGCCTCCCCAGGAGACAAGCGCAGCTCCCGGCCACTCTTCAGCACAGCCCAGCTCGTCATCGTGTCCTCCCCGGCCCGCACCGCCTCCACCGCGTCGAGGTTCAACGCAAAATCATTCTCCACGCTCACGCCGCCACCCCTTCTGTCTTGCGCCGCCACCTCCGGCCTGACATTTTCGTTCCCCGATGAAGCCCTCATGGTTTTGGCGCCTCCGTCACAGGTTTCGCGGCGGCAACCTCGGCGTCCTCCGAAAATGGGACCGCCAGCGACGTCAGACCGCCCTCAAGGAAGCCGGATTCCTCGCTTCCGATCCCAATGTCCTCGCCACCCTCTCCGACCGCGAACTCGCCGACTTTCAAAGCAAATCCCCCGAAGGCACCCGCCAGTTTCTCCTTGCCCAGTTCGAGTGGCAACGCCGCCTCACCGCCCAGCAAATCCGTGGAGCCTACCGCAGCGCCTGGATCGGGGTTTTCGGCGTCCTTCTCGGCATCCTGCTTGGCTACATGCTCCCGAGGCTGGAAGCCCTCCTTGTCCAGATTGGGCAGGGTCACCATTAAAAAACCCGACGCCACACAAGCCAGAAACAACGCTCCATGCTCCAGGAGGCTCACAGCGGGACCAGGCCGCCCCAACCGCCGGTCCACCATCCGGTCCCATTCCTTCTCATCCCAAGTTTTTCCCATCACGCCGCCCTCCTTTTCTTAGGGGTTGTGGTTTTATGCGCCTTATTGGCGGGGGTGTCTGACACCCTGTCCAAAAAAATAGTCGCCGCTTCCCTCATAATAAAAGCCAGAGACCGGCGCTCGCTTTTGGCGATCTCCGCCAGTTGATCCCTCATGGCGCGTTCAATTGGAAAAGTGATTTTTGTCATCGTGGTTTTTTGGTTTTGGTTTGTTTTTTTTCTTTCATGTAGGAGTCGCACATAAGCTTCATGGCCGCGACACGGTCGATGCCTTGTTCCTTCGCGAACTCCTCAATTCTTGCCAGCAAGGTGTCCTCTATAGGCACCGTTACCCGGACTTTGTTTGCTGCTCGTTTGTCAGGCATGGAAGAACATTAAGTCTGGTGTCTGACACCCGCCAAGCATTTTTTTTATTTTTTTCCAATAAGGTGAAACCCTACCCAATAAAAACCCTTGACAACCCCATTGGCAATGGCTCCGCAGGCCAAAATAAATTTTCACCCGCTTAAACAGACGCTCCGCGGGCGATCAGACTCATCACGCAACCACAATAAAAACCAACAACACTGCCGCCAACCCGCATGGATGCTTGACGTGAGAGGTTTTTCAAAAAGCCAAAGCAAACGATCCAGCCATGCCATCATAAACAATAAGGCAATGTTCCAAGACATCGCGCCCGGGCCAAGGTGCAAGTCGGGAGATTTACCAATACGAACCGGTCGATAACGCCGTGGAATTCGATTCGATTTTTGGAAGTTGCGAGCTTTGGTGCTGAGTGATCAAGGGAAGTTGATAGCAACCAGGAGTGACTTGCCGAGCGGTATTATCTTCCATGATGACCATCAACTCAGAATTCTTCGGGAACAAATCGGAAGAAATCTCATGAACCAATCCATAATCTTTGGCTTGCATCGGAGAAAGAGTCGTTCTGTCGTTCATGGCTTTGACGATATTTTCGGTTGATTTTCCGGTTGTGTCGGCAATCACGCGAGCGATATTTTCATAATCAATCTTGATGAGTTTCAAATGCTCTTCAAGGCCTATTTCATCCATGCGGGTTGTCCCTTCAAAAGTCAAACTCACGCCATGGATGAGAAAACGCGCATGAGGAACACAGCGTCTTGTCGATCCCGCACAGAAAATCACCGTAGCAATCGAATCAACGGTTCCAAAATTGTATGTGGTAACATCAACGGGAGAGCCTTTTAAAAAGTTATGGATAGAAAGTCCATGAAAAACACTTCCGCCAGGTGAAGACAGCATCAAATGAATGTGATCCACATTTTTTGAAAGCGCTTCATCAATGCACTTCATCAATGTTGTTGCTGATGTTCCATTTACAGGAGCCATGAAGCGAATGAATGTTTCCATTTTAGTGATTTTTATTCGTTGCTTTTTAATTGGGAGAGAAAAATCTGCTTTTTAATCGCATCAGAAAATTTCATGGCATCTTGCCAATCGGAATGACAATTTTTTTCCGGAAAACGAAGTGTGAATGCGTGCCGATATGGAAGCATATCTGCATAAAAACCATGTTCGGAGTTGCTTGCAAAAAAGAACTTTTCTCCGATGTAGAACGCTTTTTCTTTTGTAAAAAAAATTCCAACAGATTTTCGATCAATAAACGCTTTTGTCATCAGTGAACATTCTCTTAAATCAATAAGGCTCTTGCTTTCAAAATCTTTTACATCTTTTTCATTTCGATAAGTTGGAAGTGTGGCAATAAAAAGATGCGATCCTTTTAGAAAATACATCAACATCAATTTGTAAGGTTTTCCACTTGGATAACCTAAATATCCATCAACTGTAATCATCGGCTGATACTTAACAATGATGCTGTAATCAAGGTCAGTATCTTTTGCCGTCCACTTCCCAACTATTTCCCATGTCAGCTCTTCTTCGGTAAAATCAAACATAAAGAATCCTTTTCACCTTTTCACTCTCTTTGCCTTGTTCTCCATGACCCGCGCAATCACTTTTTCCCTGTTCCGTTGATACCAATCCGCCTTCCTGTCCCTCTCCGCCTCCTTGAACTTCTCATCCGTCTGGTAACGCTCCCGATACTGCCGCGCCATGAATTTCTTTTGGGTTTTCTTGTTCGCGTAGGGCATAAGTCAAATCCTCCAGTAGGCTTTCCAGTTCGCCCTCCGAGCCGGGACTGCGTAAGTGTTGATCACCAGTTGCGTCGAAGTCCCCATCTGGTAGGCGGTGAGCGCCGGGTTGTTGCACTGCCCGAGGTGGTAGGTTGCGAACGAGTGCCGCAGGGAATTCGTCGGAAAATCATCCCAGCCGCACAGGCGCTCCGCCAATTTCCGGCGCTCCCTGTAAAATGCCGCCTCGCAGACCGGCACCACCAACCCGGTCCGCCCCTTGAAAAACTTCGCCCGGCGCTTGAGTGGTTCCGTCATGTCCACCAATCGCTCCCGGTTCCCCTTCTTCTTCTGCTTCGCCGTCTCCGGCGAGATGTAGATTTGCCCCCTGTCAATGTCCTCCCACCGCAGACGCCGCACCTCCACCGTGCGCAGCCCCGCAAAGCCACCAAGGAGGATCGCCGCCCGCAGGTAGTCGGGAATCTCCTCGTCTACCAATGCCGCTTTCATTTCCTCCGGAGTCAGAATATTCCGCCCCGGCGTGGAGTCGGGACACGCCACCGCCCGCCAAGGCGACTTGTCCAGCATGTCCGTCTTCACGCACCAATTAAAAAACATGCGAGCGTATCGGTAGACCGTCGCCCTCGACGTCGAGACCCCTTGGATTTTCTTGAACCACTCCACGCACCGCATCGGCGTGATCCCCTTGAGTTGCCCCGGCATCCCCTCCGCGATCCACCGCGTCACCTTCTCCACCTTCTCGCGGTGAGACTTCGAGTAGTCCACATACTGCGCGTCGAACAACGCCACCGCCCGCTCCACGGTCATCCCGCTGAAGTCCTCCTCCAGGCTGATCGTCCCCCGCTCCTTGAGTTGCGACAT